TAGAAGAATAGTCTGTTAAGATTTGAAGTTTAGTCTTTTTATCTATAGACTCATCAAACATTAATTCTGAGATTACTTGTTTGTTTGATTGTAACTGTTCATTAGCCCAAGCAACTTTAGCATTACTATAAGCTGCTGAATAACCTTTTTGTGTAAGATCATCCATTACTTGATCAAACACCATCTCCATTTGATCAGGACTCATGAGAGCTGCCGTATAATAAGCTTGTTCTTTAGCCTTTTGTTGAGTAACTAAAGGGGCTTCTATAGGTTGCTCTGCAGGAAATTGACCTTCTTCAAATTGTAATCCCATTAATTAATCCTATACTTGAAAGATATTGATAAAGTCTTTTGACATACCTGATGCTAGTGTTCCCATATTCTGCCATTGAGTAGATTGAGCTCCTGCCTGAGCAGATTTAGAAGCATAGTTTGCTGCAGCAATATTGTATCCTGATTGTTCTTGAGCAAAGCCTTGAGCTACATTAATTTGACCTATGTTAGCTGCTGCTTGAGTTGCCATGCTACCTACTGATCCAGTAAAGCCTGATGTACCTGCCATACCTAATCCTGCTCCACCAGTGGCTGCTGTAATTTGACCTGTTCTAATACGTTGTTCTCGTACCTGAGCTAATCGAGCTTGACGTGCTTGGACTTCACTTTGTCTTTGTCTAGATTCTTCTGCTTTTTGAGCTTCAGCTACTCGAGCTGCTTCATACTTAGATTGTTGCCCTGCATACTTTCTTGATTGAAGTGTAGAAGCCACTTGAAGACCAAGACCTGCTATAGAGGTAGCCTGTGATAAAGATAAACCTGTAGTAGCTAATTTTCCTAAGGTTCCTAATCCAGAACCCATATAACCCATACTACCCAGTCCTCCTAAACCAAATGCAGCATAACCACCAAAGCCTATCGCAGCTACTGTTGCTACTGTTTTAACTGCTTTTCCCATTTTATAAAACTCCCTTTATAATATACACTCTACTAAATAATTAGGTTGATTCTCGTTATCATAAACAATGTAAGGAATTAACTTTGCTCCAAACATCGCATTAAACTTTACTTCTTTAGGATTCTCAGATAAACCATATATAGCTACTATACCTCGAGCTCTTAGCTTATCTTTGATTTGTTCACCTATCATCTTATATCTTTTATAAGTAGATAGACTCCATTCTTTACAATCAATGTGGATAATCCACTTCTTTAATGTTGGTTCCCAAGATAAACCAACGTAACCATTACCTGGTTCTTCGTATAATATTTCCATTAAACATTAGAAGTTGCCGTAGCAGGATATGCCCATCCTAGTAACTTCATATCTTTTCCTTCTTCTGAATTTATCTTTAAACTTAAAGTTTTACCTGAGCCTCTTAGTTTATTCTTTGTTATAATAACTCCATCACCATAGTCAAAAGGATCTCCACCTCCACTAGGTATGTAATTTCTTAGTAATCTATAAGCTTGGAATTGAGAACCCCACTTACCACTATTAGCACTATCAGACCAATTCCATTGTGATTGCACTAAACAAGAAGATTGATTATCTAATTCTAAAGCATTACCTACCTCTGTATAGCCATCTTCAGTACGAGTAAAGTAAAAGAATATATAAGGTATTTGTTTAGATCTCATAATATCTCCAAACAATTCATAACCTGTTACAAGATAACTGCTATAATCAGCACCTGTACTATCTTCTGTTTCCCAGTCTTTAAATGTTAAGTTATTAAATTTAGATATAGTAAAGTCTGTTCCTACAATAGTTAGATAACTAAACTGAGAACTTCTATTAAGTAAAAGATCTTCTGTTGTAACGACTGTATCACTATTGCTATCAATTACAGTATTACCATTAGTTACTAATACTGCTTGTTCATAACTAGAAACAGCATAACCTGGTACTTCAATATAATCAGCTATATAAGGAGATCCTGTTGCAAGACTACTAAACGAGTTCTTATACCAAGCTTGGAGTGTAAGATCATACACAAGTTCCTTAGTATATTTGTTTATATAATTATTGTTCGTATAAGTAACATCATTTGAATCATTATATAACCAACGTACTCTATTTTCTTTTTCATCATAAAACCCTTTACAGTTGTTCTTACCAATATCAGGAATATTTAAATATAAAGATTGTATTGTAGTAAGAGATAAAGACTCAGCTTTAAATCGTCCTGCTACAGAATCTGTTGATAATAAATAAATACCTGCTTTAGACCAGTATACAAAGTTACCACCTACATTTACTACAGAGTTAGCATTTAAGATACCATTTGTAGAAATCTTACTTGCTTGGAAAGAGGTAGCTACGAAACCATTTGTATCTCCATAAACTTCCCATACACCATTCTCTGCAAATACAAGTAAAGATGACTGTGATGAAGCTATTTTAACAATACGAGTAGCTTCTGGTATCTGAATAGTACCACCATCAGAATCAATAATGTCATTAATACCAGGGTCTGTAGGATCAGCCTCTTGATAACATTTACCTAAGTCAGTATTAGATGTTACAACTTTAGTAAAGAAGATGTATCCTGAATAATTAGGAGATTTAGCATCACCATCTGTAACACTTGAATCAATACCTGAATAGAAAATACGTTGTGCATAAGAAGCAATCGTAGATACATTACCTGTTTCTGTATCTGAATTTAAACCTGTAACATCTGTTCCTGCTTCTCTAGAAGAACCTCTATCAAAGGCATCTATAATAATAGAACCTCTAGATACTGCATAACGTGATTGTGAGTTCTTTTCTAATACTAATGGATCAAACTTTTCATAGGCAGCATCAGCAGAATTACTGATCTTACCCAAAGTCCATGAATCAGAGTTAGAAGGATATACACTTAATGCTGTAAAGGTTTCATCAAGTGCATCTCCTCCACCCTTAGTAACAATGTTCTCATTCCAACCTTGGTTACGAAGATTATATTTATGCTCATCTGATAGAGTAGCAGGTCTTTCATCATCAGCTAGACCATCATCAAGACCCCATATATCTCTTACTTTAATATCAACTGTAGATTGAGATACAGTGTCTGTTGTGCTATTATAAGAAAGTAATACAGGTTTATCTAAGTCTTTAGATACAATAATTAACTGATTGTTAATAACAGCAGTTTCAATATTGTTGTTAGATAATCCTGAAATAGTAAGAGCAGCTCCACTATTTAAAAGGTTATCACTAGGAGCAGTAGTAAGTAAGTCTACAAACCATAGCTTGTTTTTAATACGAACAACACCTATAGCAATAGAGGAATTACCACTTGGAGTATCCCATCTATGAAAAGATTGTTTACCTTCTTGAATGTCAGCAGCAGTTAAACCTGTAGAAGTCTTTGCATATAAAGATTCGTAGTCTATACCTAACCTTCTTGAACGAGAACCATCTCTATTGAGTACAAAGTTTTGTTCGTCAATAGAAGCATTCTCTGGAAAGGTTAGAGGACTAGCCTCAGTAATTAGACCCTTGACAAAGGATCTAAAGACTCTTTCAGTTTTAGCTGCCAATTATTATTCCTCGGTAGGTTGTTCTTTTTCTTTTAATGATTCTTTTAGTTCATTAACAAACTTCTTATTTTCTGCTTTCTTTTCAAACCTATCTTTATTATTTAATAGATAGTTACGAACAGCTACTTGTGCTACAGCACTAGAAGTATAGAAACCTGTTAGTTCTTGTGGGAGTTCTCCACCTTGTGTAAATTGTATTTGATAGTGTCCAGTACCTGGAGCATTAACAATCTTTATCTCCTTACCATTTGGGGTCATAAATGTATCCATTGTGTATCCTTAAGTTATTTAATTTTAGACTTTTTATAGTTCTCTTTGTTTTCTTCTCTAGTTTGAACTGTTCTTGCCATAGAGTCTTTGACTATGTTTTTCATACCTTCATAGAGTTTCTTACCTGCTTTGATAGGTGATGGAGGTTTACCTTCACCCATTCTAGCTTTAGTAGAGTTAGCATCACGAATAGCTGCTATCTCTTCAGCAGTCATTTCACTAGGCTTTTTACCTTTATACATGTCTCCCATTAGTTTCCTCCCATCATTTTACGAGCTTTACGTTCAGCTTCTCTAGCCCATGACATACGATCACTAGACTTAGTCTCTGACTTAGTTGATAAAGATCCTGTAGCTGATTCTTTAGTTGTTGAAGAAGTTGAAGAAGGTGTATCATCCATAGTAGAGCTAGATGAAGAAGAGGATGCTTCATATTTAGGATACTTATTAGTATAAGTAGTAGCTCTATTGCTCATGTCTTCGTTTTCTTTAACTGTTCTAGATACTTTTACATTTCTTCTTGTAGTAGTATCTTTGTAGTCAGGTTTACCCATAGTATCAATAGGTGTGTATACTTGACTAGGAAGTTTAGTGTCTACTCTTCTTTTATTAAGATATTCATCTATCTTCTTTATATTTGTATTTCTTTTAGAAGGACTAAATCTCTTTAATTGTTTACTTTTCTTGTCTTCTGCCATACTTATTTCCTCTTTGTTGACTTAATTTGAAACTGTTTAAACGGATTTGTAACTTTCACTCCAGGTTTCTTCACCATTCCATATTGTTGTGAATGTACAAAGGCTTGTGTGTTTGATGTTAGTTGGCTCATTAGTAGTTAGGTTTTCCTTTCACTCCTGATTTACGACCATAATTACCAAAGGTAATTCCATTCTTTAATTTCCATGCTTCCTGAGACATTCTACGTTTCTGTGATACAGAGACTTGTTCAGCTTTAGGATTAGCCATTTGTTTTAATGTTACAAAAGCAGTTGACTTAGCTTCAGCAAGTAAGTATGTAAACATTTGAACAGGAAGATCTGGGGTAAATGTATCTAATAATGTAAAGGCTACGGATCGTTTACCATGACATTGTGTTTTAGCTGCTACTAAAGTAGTATCAACAGAACTGTCATAAGAGTCAAACACAAGGTTATCATCATCAAATGAAGTAAAGTATTGAGGAGCTTTATCATTATAAATTAATAAAGAGATACCTGTCGTATCAGTAACTGTTGTTACATTAGATGCAGAACTATCTCTTTGGTTCAAGATATAAAGAAAGTCTTCAGGTGTTTTATAAAGAATCTCTTTGTACTTGTCTTTAGTATCTGTAAGTTTTCTACAGTTATAGTTAATTGTTTTAAGATCAATAATGGTTTCAGGTAGACCCATGTGAGTTGGTCTAGCGTTTGTACCACTTGATTCTAATTGAAATGTTTCATATAGAAAAGGAAAGTCTCTACCATCTATAATATTATAGTAAGTTGATTTAATGATTTGAGCTACTTGTAGGGCTTCAACTGTATCATTAATACTATTGACTTCATCAGAATCCATATCTGACATGATGTCTTGTACCATTTCAAGTAGTGTCATTTTAGCCATAATTTATTTCCTAATCTAAGAATAGAGCAACTAAACCTGCTTCAGTAGGAGTAATATTCTGTCCTGAAGAAGTTCCGTCTCCACCTACAAACATTGATAGAGTTTGACCTGCTGTTGCTGCTAGTGTACCTGTTGATGATAATGTTAGTTTATCAACACCATTAGTAGGTTTAACAACAGAACTTAATCTAGTTCCTACTGAGCCATCAAGAGCATACTTAAAGTTATAAGCAGATCCTGAAGCAATAGATGTTGTTGTAAAGTTAATCCAAAAGGTTACTAAATAATGTCCTGCTTGGTTAAGAGTAATAATACCACTTGCAGGAGTTACTGTAAGAATGTCTTCATTACCTGAGGCAGTCCACTCTCCACTTGGATTAAGTAAAGAATAAGCAGAAGCACCTGCTAATGTATGTGTTGTTGTTCCACCTGATATATAGATTTCAGCATGAGCTTTACCTGGAGGGTAATCCCATGAACCTGAACCTGATCCATTAGAAATATATACTCTACCTGCTGTAGCAGTGCTTACACCCTTGGGTTCATGTATATCTGGATCATCTATAGCATTATGTTGTATTGTCATAAATATATATTCCTAAAAGATTAGGAGGGGTCCGAAGACCCCTATCCTAATTAGTTTTTGTCGTAAACGTATTCAACTACGATTCGACCTTTACCTGTAAGTAAGTCAGTATCAGTACCTGCAACTACAAGTTCACCTGCAGCAGCACCGATTGTTTTACCTACTAAAGCACCTGCACCAGTAACAACGTTACCTGCTGTACCAATAGCTGTTTGAGTAGCCTCTGAAGCAGAGATTAATCCGTCAGCATCGATAGCAACACCTGCAGAATTATACAATCCAACAACTAAGTCTGTTGTAGTAGATGTAGAAGTAAATGCTACATCAACATATAACTTAGCTGAAACGATTGTTGCGTTTGCAGGGATAACAAATTGTAAATTGCTAGTACCAGAAGCAGGAAGGTTATTATACGCAAAGTCCCATACAGCAGATTTTACAATCCCGTTGCATGTTGACTGTTGAGCACCCTTACTACCATCTGTTGTTCTAGCTCCGTAGTGGTTAGCTACTCCACGTTTAGCATCAATTTCATAACTCATTGTTTCGTCTCCCTATTAGTATGTAGCTTCGTCAGTTAAAATAACACCAAGTGTATCTACACGTTGAGCACCGAAACCAAAGCGAGAAGTAACTTGATACTTGTCAGCTCTTTCTTCTTGATCTCTCCAACCTTCTGTTTTAGGAGCACGTCTCCATGCGTGCATGATTGGCTTGCAAGAGTCATCAGCAACACACATAAATACGTTAGCCTTGTCACCAATTTCACCTGTGTCATTAGCTAAGCCATAGCCTGAGCCATCGATAGCTTCTGTAGATGTTAATGATGGTAAGAAGTTAGAAGTGTAGATGTCAAAACCAAAGATGTTTCTTACAAACTTATGGTCACGAGCAAAACCTTCTGTTACGATACCTTCGAACATTGGGTTGTTTGATACGTTTACTAAGTTTTGTAAGCTGTTCAATGTAGCTTCAACAACAGGGTCTACAATAGCGATACGACCACCTGATGGAACATTAGCTTTATCAAATGCTAATTTCATAGCGATGATGTCATCTAATGTCATGTTACGAGTAGAAGCACCTGCTCCACCTGCAACCCAACGATGTGGACGACCATTTACTAAGTTAGCGTTAGCAGCAGTATGAGCAGCGTTAGCAGCAGCTAAGAACTTAGTTTCATGGTTTTCACCTAATGCACGAGTAGATTCCATAGCACGCATAGCCATGAGTGTGTCTACTTGAGAACCATCTTCACGAAGGTCATCAGAAACTTTCCAAGCATCACCGATGTAATCAGTAATAGCAAGTGTTAAGTTACCTGTGTCAATAGGAGAGAAGTTTAAAGGTGTATCCTCAGCAGCATCTTGAAGAGTTACAGTACCTACTGTCTTGATGTTAAGAGTTGTACCTGAACCGAAGTCAGTTACGTCTCTCCACATACCTTCTGGCAATAGATAGTCGTGTAAGTTCTCAAGAATAAACTGTGAATACTGTTGAGCTTCAATAAAAGCTGTAGTATTGCTAGTTAATTGTGACATAATATTTCCTTATTATAATTGAGATTTAACTTTCTCACCTGCATTTCTCCATGCTGCCAACATGTCTTTAGTAGAAGCACCTCTTGGTACTCTAGCAGACATTTCTGGTTTAGCTGTATTGTTTAAAGCTTGTGTATTAATAGAACTTGAAGGTTTACCTACTGGTGTAGATTTAGTTTCAAATCCTGCAAGCTTCATAACAACATTAGGAGATGTTGCAGCTAAGTTATTAAGTTGTTGTACAGTTAGTCCTGCTTCTTGAGCAATCTTATTATAAGCAGTTTCAGCTTGAGCTCCATACTGTTCAGTAAACTTATTAGCTACTGTTTGTGCATTTTGCTTAGCTTTAGTTTGTTGCTCTTTTTGCTCAATAGTTTGATTAACTAACTGCATTAATCTATCTTGATCAAATTCAACACCTTGAGGGGTAGCCTCTGTTGGTTGAATGCCAGACTTCATTTCATCGAGTAGTTCTTCGGCAGTTTTACGTCTTGTGAGTTCTTCCTTTAGCTGAGCCATTTCTTCCTCTAGGGTTTTAATGTGCTCTTGTGCATGAGGAACAGATCTCAACGCATCTTCTGCAGATTTGTACTTTTTACCTTCACCTACAAAGTCTAGAGCTTCTGTCGGAATCTCAAACTTAGGGGTAGAAGTATCTGCTTGCTGAGTCGCTTGGGTAGTTGACTCGGAAACTTGTTCTTGTTGTTGTGTATTATTATTATCTTCAGCCATTATTTTTCTCCTTGGTCAGGAATAAGATTATATAGTTTAGTAAAAGCCTTTTGAAAGCCAAGTTGGAATGCTTGATGTTCAGACCATGCAGGAAAAGAGAAATTATCTTCATCTACACATTTACGTCTTGACAACTCAATCTGTTCTGTTAGATAATCTTTTATTTCTTTAAATACTTGATCTTTAGTAAGCGACTTAGCTTTATCTGATTTTAGATCCATATATAATAGTATACCATAAATTGTTTAAAAAGTCAAGTTAAACTTGAGGTTCTTGAGGTGGAGCTAAGTCCTGAGCCTGTTGAGCCATCATTTGCTCATCCACACTGGGTTGAGCTTGTTCAGCTTGAATTTGTTGTTGGACTTCATTTATAAGTCTTTGAGTTTCAGCTTGTTCAAATATAGCTGCATTATCTTTAATAAAGTCATATTGCTCAAAGCCCATATACTCTTCAACCATCTGTGCAAGACGTTTAGCTGAGATATGAGGAGAAATAAGTTGTCCCATAGGACTATTAAAGACACCAAGCATATTCTGAATGAGCTGAGCTCTGGCAGCATAATGACGAGCACCGATTGGACGGAGCTTACCTTTAGCTGTAATATCCTCTTTCGTAATAGAAATGAAATCAGCAACACCAAGATCATCATCCATTACACGAGAAACTTCTACAATATCCATGTTACGTTTAGAAACTTCTAACATGGAATTTAAGATTGGTTCTAAGAACTCAACCTCGAATTGGTTAATTTTATGTTGGAATATTCTGCCTGCAGCATTCTGTAACTGTTGTACTTCAAACGCTGTTTTCTCACCTGGAGTTCTGAAACCCATAGCTTCTTTAGGTGCTCCTGCCATTTCTTCCATGATAGCTAGTAAAGCAGCTATTTCATTATTAACTTGGAAAGCAGCAGGGTTAGGAGGCATCATACTTACATCACCATCTTCAGGGATATGAATTACTGATTCAGGACCCCACTCAAATGGTTCTACATCACCTTTGATTGCAATAGGTGGATGTATAGTTAAGTCTAGTGCATCTGCTTTTAAGTTCTCTAAATGATCTACTCGATATTGCATACCAACTAGATTGTCTAAAGGACCCATAGCATATAAGTTGTCTGGACGAGTTCTCCATCCAACATGATGTTTATTATCTTTACCAAACCATGAAGGATTATCTATATTACGAATAATAATAGAACGATCCATGATTGTAATAACTTTACGTTCTAGTAAGTCACCTTCTTGTTCATCATAAATGTCACCTTCAAATTCAATGATCTCTACTAAACCTGATTGGAAGTATTCTTGTAAAGAACCAAAACCATCTATATGATAAGCTTCTGCTTTATTAACATCTTCTTGTCTAAATGATGAGATACTCTTACGAATCTCCATAGCTCTTTGTACAGCTTCTTTATCATAGTTAAGATCAGGTCTATACTTAAGATCTTTCTGTAGTTCACCTACTGTTTTTACATAACGAGTAAACTTAGGTGATTCTGAGAATGATACAGCAGTAGGATTAAAGATAATATCAAATGGTGATATTCTTACTAATTTAGGACCACGATAAGTAGAAATCATTTCTTCTGATGAAGGGTCTTTATGTTCTTCATTTACATAAGTTACTTCAGCAAAAGAGTTACCATAGTCAATATAGTCATAAACTAATTGAGATACTGTTTCTCTAAATCCTGATTCTCTAATCTTAGTTTTAAGATAAGATTCAATAGCTTTACGTTTCTTATGAGTAGAATCTTCTAGGTTATAGCCTTCCCATTTCATCCAGTTGTCATTAGGAAATAGAGCATCCATGTAGTTAGCATGAAGGTTATCTCTAATCTGAGTTAATTTAGGAAGTGTTGTTTTGTTCTTCCAAGGAAGTTTAGAGTTAGTTGTTTTAGTTGTATCAGTTGCAAATAGATAATTTCTTAACTCTCGCCATTCAGTTTCTTTGTCTTGTCTTTGAATCCACCAGTTATTGTAAAGATGAGAAAGCTGTCTAGCTAAGCCATCTCCTTCTAATAACCTTTTGATTTCTGCTACTTTACCTGCCATAGTTATTCCTTATTAATAAGATACACCACCAAAGCGTGAGTGTGTTACTATATTTCTACCTACACTAAAAGCTCCTACTCGCTGTTTAGGAATCACAGCTATAGCTATAGCGTTTGATAGAGCATCCTTTATGTCGTCATGAGGTGGATGAGTCATGACTAATTCTTCTTCTAATGATTGACAATTACCACCTTTATAATGCCATACTTGTAAGTTGTCATACTTAGGTTCAAGTACTGCACCTACACGTTCTTCTTTATCACCTAAATGTCTAGTAGGTCTAAACTCTTCAATAGAAAGAGGTATGCCATTAGGCTTTAAGTAACTTTCTTTTAGCTCTTTAACAATCGTTTGTTGAGCTACTGTGGTTTCAGCTCTAAGTTTCCTAAAGCCCCACTTCTGCCATGCTGTAAGAATGTGATTATAATAATCTACAATACGTTCTGTTTTAAATCGATCTATGTCTAAAACATAGAAGTTCCCTTGATGATCTACTCCTACAACAACTAACGCTGTATAGTCAGCTTTCTTCCTTAATGAGAACGCAAAGTCGATTGCTGCATATACATTAAGTTTACGATCTCGCATGTACCAATCACCTTCTTTATTCTGTAGAACATTTCTATCATAATATTGAAAGTTATCTGCATTGATACGAGCTGTCTCATTACTATTTGGATTGTTATAATACTGAGCATAGAACTGAGTATTATCTACATACTTAGCTTTGATTCTTGCTAATTCTTTAGCATCAAATCCAAAAGCTTTACCATCTGCTCTTATTTGTTTAGCCCATAAAAACTCACCATTGGTTTCTACAACTCGTTGGAACAATTCATAGACTGGATCTTCTGAAACAAGTTCTCCACTATCATCATAGAGAGTCTCTTTCATATTGATCATAGTATCATATATATCTCGAGGATGATAACGAGTCCCAACAACCCACTCATAAGCACCAGGGTTTTCAATGGAAGCCAGTTGGCTATATGCTGCTCCAACCTTTTCTCGTCCTTCTTCAGTATAAGCATTACCTGGTACAACGATATCGTCAAGGACAACAACATCAGCGTGGAAGCCAGTAGTATTACTAGTAAGCCCAACAGCTTTACAAGTAGCATCTCTAATCCCTTCTAATTTCCTTTGTGGATGGTCTACTGCAATCTCAGCGACTGCCCACTTTTCACGTTTACCCTCTTCTGGGTGTATCATATCTGACCAATAACGTCTGTATATTGGATTATCTAGAATCTGCTTAATTGCATATAGCTGTTTTTCAGCTAAGTCAGCAGTAGCAGAAACATAGAGTATAGTTGTTTCAGGATGTTTTGTAATCCACCATGCAGTTCTATAAGCTACTAACTTAGACTTCATGTGTCCTCGAGGAAGTAATACTAATTGGTTTTGTTTAGCATCTTGACGTTGCCACCATTGTATTAATTCTTCGTGGATAGCACCTAACATTAAGTGAGGAGCTACTAACTTAATAAACGTTAAGAGATCAGCTTCTGCTGCTTCTCTTATTTGATCTATACTAGCTTTTGACATTTAAGCTTTCTTCTTCTTTTTGCCCCAGTTATTCTGCATATCTTTATAAGCTTTAGCACTTATAGTAGATTTCTTTTTACTTCTGCTAGTTCCTGCTTTCTTTCTTTTGTTTATATTTTCTACTAAGCTCATTTTTAATCTGCTCCATTCTGTTTAAACGTTCTTCACGAGTAAGGTACAACCATTGATTTAAATCTTCAAAGGTGCGATGGCATGATATACATCGAGTACCTTTCATTCGACACACCCCATTACAGGGTGAGTCATCTACCATTTAACTTTGTCAGCCCAGTATGCTGCTGACATCTTACCTCTAGCTATATTCTTAGCATGACGAGCTTTAAATGACTTTTGTCTTGCTTTCTCAGAAGCAGTCTTAGGATTAGCTCCTGCTCCTTGTTTGCCTTGTTGACCAAAACGTATAAGTTTTACTTGATCTCCTGACTTAGCAACAACAACATGTGACTTAGTAGGATGACCTGGTGTACGTTTAGGTTTGTTATAACCTGATACTCCTGCTCTTTCTAGTCTAGGATCTTTAGCCATATTACTTCTTCTTCTTAGATTTACCTGCTTTGCTTAATGCAATAGCAATAGCTTGCTTCTGTGGTTTACCTGATTTCATCTCTTTACGAATATTTTCAGAGATAACCTTTTGTGACTTACCTTTCTTTAGTGGCATTATTTACTCTCCATGAAAAACAAATTAACTTCTGCTGCTCGTCTTCTTTCTAATCCTCGTAGGACTTTACCACCTGCTCTACAATACTTTAGAAGAGTGTCCATCGCTTCTTCTTTCTCTCCTCGATTTAACTTAGAACGAATACTACTTCTTTGTAAAGTTCCATTTCCTAGGTTAAATGCAAATGATACAAGTGCATCAAATTCACACTGCTTAAGAGGAACAGTGATATAACGAGAAACTCCCAACTCAAATCTCTTAAGATCTTTCTTAAGTAAATCATCAACCTCCTCTTGGCTCCATACTCTGTTATCTTTTGGATCAAGTCTTATTTCCTTTCGTCTTGCTAAAGGGAGGGTAGCCTGTTCAGGATAGAGAACGTGACCATACCCCACAGTCCAAAGTAAAGCAGGACAAAGATAAGGATTGAAATGACAGCCTTCAAATTGCTTAATAAGTTTGATCCCAAGTTCACCTGTGATCACTTCTTCTTATCCCAGTGTCTAGATCCAAACCAGAAGCCTATGATAGAAGCTACGATTGCCATCTCTTCATCTGAGAATATTAATGTTAATGCTGTTTCAAAGTCAACACCTGTTTTAATAGCCCATATCATACCTGCTACATCTGTAAACAATAATAAGAATACAAACATATAGGTCACAACAGGTCTTACAGAAGCACTTAGATTCTTAACCCAACCACTAGCACCTTCTTGTAGTTTCTTATCATGATCATATAATGCTACTCTTTCTTGAGCATAGGTTTGCATTTCTATTTGATCTGTTCTTACTTCTTCTATTCTTGCTTGAGATGCAAAGCCTTTTTCAGCTAGAGCTAATTCACGCTCTGTTTGTAAAGATGCCATCTCACGTTCATGCTTTTGATCTGCTTTATTCTTAAAGAAGTCTAATACACTTGGTAAACCTGATGTAGCGAATCCTAATATTCCTGATAGTATACTTAACATTGTTACCTTCCTAGTGGGTTTGTTGTTGCTGTTTGTAATGCTTTCATCTTAGCATTGACTGTTTCGAGTTCAGCTCTTACTTCATTACGCATAGCGTTTAAACTTGCTTCAACTTCTCTTTGGCTTCCTTTTGCGATTGCTGCTGTTTCTTTAGCCAACACAAAAGCATCGCTTGCCTTGTCTTGTAACTTAACATTTGTCTGCATTAACTCCATATAGCGTTCTTGTTGTGTCTTCATCTGATGCTCTAAAGCTTCTATCTTAGAACTATCAAACTCTTCAATTACCGAAAGCATCTGATTGTAAAGGGTTATCGTGTAATAAGCTCCTCCACCTATTATTGGCAGAATCGTTAAGATTAAGCCCAATACCATTTGGGGAGATAAGGTCAAGGAGAAGGTTTTGTTCTCTGGCATAGTTCTGTTCCTGTTCTAAGTCTAAAAGGTTAGTTAATTGTTCTTGATAGTAGCCTTGTGGCTGCTCTATCAATGCAAAATCAATAGCAATCCCAAACCCAGGAACGACTGTCTCGTTTTCCTTTGTCTTTATCTTCTGTTCTTGTTTTGCCTCTTGCTTGTCTTCCTTCGTCTCCGTAGAGCTTGATGTCGAAGGCTTCGTTGTATTTGTCTCTGTTGGTTTTTCCTGTACTTGAGGAATCGCCATTTCTTGTTCCACTGGATTGTTCATTGGAACTGGATTCATATCCACAGGTTCTGAAGTAATCCCAACTGGGTCTGGTTGATCTAGACTCAATGGGCTTGCAGGATTCAATGGACTCTCTATGCTTGTAGGATCTGTTGCTTTTAGGGTACACGAATTGGAGCTTGTAATCCAAGGACCAGTCATTGGGTCTGAATAAGGAGTCGAGCAAGTTGTCGATCTTGATTGTGTTATAGACCCTGTGTAACCATCCTGACATGCTATTGTTTGTTCCTCTTGACTTTCGACACAAGTAGGTGGTAAAGGTTCACAATGAGACGAACTAACAGTCCAAGCACTCCAACTGTCAATATTACAAGAATAGAAACGACTTTCATTAACGAAACCAGTAGTGAAAGGCTCTGTGCAAGCAGTTGTTCTTTGCTCTGTTTGGTCCACGCACCTACTGTAGTTTTGACAGATAGGATCATTTGGTTGATACGAGACACACCAGTAGTCCATAATGGCAACTGAGGGTTCGATACCAACGCAGACCAACGAGTCTTCAACCATGAAACCATTTTGATCAGGTGTGTATGTACAGTACCAAGCATAAGCATTACTCCAAGTTAAGAGGTTTAGTATAAGTAGGAAGCGTAAAATCTTTACCATATAGCTTTGTAAACCTTTCAGGATATAGTTCATACCAAGCAGCTCTTGCTGCTGATCCTAGGGCTCCTCCCACAGGACAGGGGCTTCCAGACATTTCCATAGCATTCCATACTTTAATGTCCTCACAGAGCACTGATACAGCACTAACCTTAAGACCTAGATCATTAAGAGTTTTTGCTAGTTTAATCCGTACACAGTTATCATCTGTGAGAACAGTTCCACCTGACACAGCAAATACACCTGTATTAATACCACCTGAGGCAGGTACAGCACAAACATCTTGAGAGAAAGCAGACATCGAAGGTGCCATCGCAGAGGGGACTGGTTGACCCTTATAATTTATTGTTGTTTCTGCTGCTTCTGCTTTATTGATAATAATAGTAGATACAACAATACTACCAAATCCTATAATGATAGTCCAAAGAAGTTTATTAAGAACAGCTTCTATTTTGTCTATACGAGCATGGATATTAGCGTACCTTTCGGCACACAGTTCTTCATGTGAGTTTAGTCGTTGTTCTACTTCTTTTGGAGTTGTCATATTAAAATTCTATCCATCCTGTTATAATATATTTGTCTCCACCTATGGGTGGGTTCCCTCTATGTGTATGTGTAAACCCTGCAGGAAAAATCATAAGATCTCCTTTTTTAGGTTTGTATCTGTATTGTTGATAAAGAAACTCTGTTTCACCTGCCTCAAAGTCATCATTCATATAAGCAGTCCATGCTAAAACTCTATCTCGATCTAGTGAACAATGTTCATAGTGCCAAATATGATATCCTTGTCCAGGTTTTGTTTTTTGTAGTTTTATAGTTCTAACAAATAAAGGGTCTCCCTCTTTTAGTACACTATACTTATTAGCATACTCATTTAAGCTTTTTTGCAGTACTTTATGAAACTCATTACTAAGTTCTTGAGTAAAAGATTGATTAGTTAGTTCTGTAATAAATGTTGAGGTATCATCTTTATAATTAGAATTTACATTCTCTCTTTCTAATCTATTCTTTGCAAAACCTAAAGCTTCATTTTTATTAAAAGCTTCTATTACTAACTTACAAAAATCATCATTAAAAACTTTTGGAAACAAACCAATACATTTATCTATCATATTTATCCTTATTTAAAGTAGGGTCCTTCTAACCATGTTACTACACTATATCTTACACCTTTTGTCACTGGCTCAACACCATGAACCATATAACTAGGAAATACTAATACAGTTCCTTTTTTCTGTACTGGGTAAACTACATTACCATTAGGGTTAATCCAAAACTTACCTCCTTCATAATCATCATTAAGGAAAGCAAGAGCTGTTAATTTTCTTATGTCATTACTATGAGAATGAAAAGTATCTACATGGGCTTTATAGTGCCCTTCTGGTTTATATATTAAAAATTCTGATTGGTTTGAGTGAGTAATATGATATTTCCACCAATAGTGGTTAGCATTTAATGCAGTTGCAGTTAATGTAGCTCCTATTCCTTGATTAAAAGATAATCTCACTCGCTCCGTATTTCTAACATTTAAGTTAATATTTGTAGTATCTCCATTTCCTATATAAGGGGGCATTTTATCTATATTATCTTTAGTACATTTATCAATTAACATATCACATAATATATCCGATATATGATTTTCAAATAGAGCATAATCTTGTAAACATTTATTTTCTATATTATGATTATTTTTATCTATTCCTAAACATTTTCTACCATCATACTTTTGATCTGCATGAGGTCCATCTGCATCTACATAGTGTAGAAATACTTGAGCCTGCCATTTACCTTCAGTATATTTTTCTCGCCAATGCTCAACATCCATACCACGATACAATACAGCATCACCTACTTGCATATCTATTTTATTACCTGCCATATAAATAGACCATACATCGCCCTCAAAACCTAATGTTATTGTTGCTGATATTTCACAGGCAGGTCTATCAGTATGTTTCTTTAGTTCTTCACCAGGTTTATAAAGTCTAGCATAAGAATAAGTAGGGTATAATCTTTTACCACAATGTTTTTCAAAGTGAGGTAATAAATCTTCTAGTAGTTTATCAAATGTAACTGTGCCATGAATTGCTTCTGATATAGGACATTGAGGATCTTTATTTGTTTTACCCTCTTCTATATATTTGTTTAACTCTTTAGTAAGTTCTTTACAATTATCTAAATCTAAAAACTCTTTTAAATGGACGTATCCATTTTTATCAAAATCGTTTGTCACGATTATCCTTTCTTTATATTAATTATCCTGGATATGGTGCACTTTCAGGTACTGCAGTAATTGTATCAGTAGTAGTATCTAAATAATACATGTCTGCTTTAACATTATCAGCACAATCTTTCCAATATAAAGGAGCTGCTACTTCGAATTCTGATCCTAACTCAACTACTTCAGCTACTCTTTGACCATTTTGAATATCAGTAGTAATTGGTTTATATTCCCCATCTACTAATTCCCATCCAGAAGTATAATAAATTTGTGTTTGTCCTGGATTTATTAAAGCTTTTTTTGTCATCTAAATTTCTCCGTTAATTATTTTATTCTACCCATTCCACAACAACAACACCCGCACTACTACCTGCTACGCTTCTATTAGGACCAGGACCATTTCCTGCTGCTCCAATAGTAATAGCTTGAGGATTGCTAACAGGAACATCTCCAATAGCTACACCACCAAAGCCTGCAGAAATACCATTAGATGCTCCAACTCCTGCCATCATTCCTCCATTAACACTGTAATTAGTAGCATTAAAATTAGCACCTCTTAAATGTCCAACAACACCATTTATAGCCATCATTCCATTATGTACACCTATAGTATTTCTAAGTGGTCCAGGTATTTCACCATCAACTGCACCACCATAAATTAAAGTACCTGAAGATACTGTTCCATTACCAGAAGCCCCATAAACAGTAGGTGCGTTAGGTACAGATGAATATCCTCCCCCCGTTGCTGATGCTAAACTACCGAATGAAGAAGTTCCACCAGGATTACCAGGTCCTGGGTAACTAGGTTGATTTATACTTCCTCCACCTCCAATAACAGTTACTTTAGCTCTATTAGTATTAGCAGGTCTAGTCCAAGTTCCTGGTGCTGTAAAGATTTGTGATCTTAATGTTGCTCCTGCTGCAATAGCTCCCCAAGAACCATCTCCTGCTAAGTAAGTATTTGCTGAAGCCGTACCTGTTGCAGAGATTTTACCAACAGTTACAGATGCATTTGCTAATTCTGTAGTACCTACAGCACCTGCTGCTATATGCTCATTACCGATAGCATCATCTGCAATCTTAGTACCATCAACTGCATCAGCAGCTAATTTAGCTGTAGTAACATTTCCATCTAATATTTTAGCTGTAGTTACTGCATCATTATCAATATCTGCTGTAGCTACTGTATTCTTAGATGCCAGTGCTCCGTCTGCAGAATTGACGTATGCTTTAATTTGTGATCCAGTAACTTTCTTACTGGTACCTGCTTCGTTTATTTCAAACTCATTAGCATCTGCTGCTGAGGCTGCTGCTGTTAAGTCTGAGATTTTAATGTTTGCCATCTTTTAATAACTCCTTTTCCAAGCTCCGTTAGTGTGTTTATAAATTCTAATATTACCAGTCCAAGCCCCATTCCATTTAACATAAGGAATAAAGTCTTTCCAAGTTCCTGCATCTTTGTAGTAAGGTTCAGATGAGAATAATGTTTTATCACCTTCACCAATTAAAGTAGCTGCTATAATGTTACCTTCAGCTTGTATACTTGTTCTTACATCAGTACCATTTTCAAGTACTCTTGAATCACCTGCTTCGGTAATTCTAAATACTTCAGTACTTCCTCCTTCAACAACTCCATATAAAATCTTTAATGCTGCACTTGATAAAGATCCTGCTGATGATAAAGCTGATACTCCGTATCGTATTCTTATACCATCAGAAGTTGTAGTACCTGTAGCATTTAAAGCAGAACTTGCTAACTGTGTAATTAAAGGTAGTGCTGTTACGCTACCTGTTGCATTAACTGCTGCTACTCCAAATAAGACACCTACTCCTGCATTGAGCATGGAGCCTTGTGTACTTAAACTTGCATCTGCATGTGTGGTTAAAGAACCTACACTAGCTACACTCCCTGAAGCTGATAGGGAAACCTCTCCCTCATTAAAACCTTCAGTAGACCGAGAGAGACCATCTTCAGTGATCCGAAAATCACTGACCTCCGTTATTCGATAGCCTTCTGCCATTTAAGTTCCCTTACGCTATTGTAAGGTCAATGTTGCCAGTGTTAAACTGTAATGTATCTCCATCAGCAATCGTTTTAGATGCTGTCATAGAACCATGCCATAATAAGTTACCTGATGTAGAAGCATCATAGATACCTATGTGAGAAATTGTGCCCCAGTCGCCTCCACTTGCAGTGAAAGTTACGTTAGCATTATTAGATGTTGTACCACCTGTACCTGATGCTGTATCTACTGTTAATGCTTGACGTGAATAACCATTACCTGAAATTTCATTTGCACCATCGTCTGCATCGTTAGGTGAACCTGTATGTAATGATACATACCATGCTGTTGGTCTTGTAGCAGAACCAGTGGTCATTAACCAGTTGAGCACCAGATTCTCTGCGTAGTCTGATAAAGCTGCCATTGTTTACTTCTCCTCTTAATTAAGTTATTTTAAACCAAATATCACCATCACTACCACCTGAAGGTGAAGCTGTGCTAACAGTAACACTCTGGGTGATACTGGTATAATTGTTGTAAACTGTTTGCATTGAAGCTAAATAGTCTACACCATTAACTGTTAAACTTGTAGCTGATAGACCTCCTACGTTTAAGAGATCATAGTTGTTCATATCAAGATCATTCAACATCTGATTAGGTTCACCAGTTGGATTGTCTCGATATAGAACTTTATTATTAAATTGATCTTCTATTTGATTAAAAGATACATTTAAAGCTGTCGTACTAGCGTAACCTGATCCTATGTCATTAATACTTATTTTAGCCATTACGTTTCCTTCTTGCCTCTTTTGTTAAATTAGTTTTAGCAGAAACAACTCTGAGGTTACTTCTACTATTAGAACCACCATTCTTAAGTGTAGTCTTGTGATCTACTTGTCTTGGATCACCTACTTTTAATCCCATCTTCTTACGAGCTGCATTACGAGCTGCTCGATCTTTTACTCGTGTCGGTTTCTTTTTCTTTTCCCAAGAGAGCTCCTTCTTGTAGTCTCTCTTACCATTGGTCATGTATGGCATTATGGGTACAGATACTCAGCACCATTGGTGTCAAAGTATTCCTTCATTAAGTCATTCAAAGATTTCTTAGAAGAACTTAGATCTGTCTGTAATGCAACACGAAGACCATCATTGTATTCTGTTGGATAACCATTCGTAGCACAATAAGCAATAAATGTATCCTGTACTGGAAACTTCATCATTTCTTGTCTTCTCCTCCATTGACAACCTTAAGACCTATTCGTTCCATGTCTGACTCTAAATCGTTACGAACACCTGCTTGGATCTTACGTTCACGTTCGAGTTCTGCTTTAGAAGGACGACCTCTCTTAGAAACGTAACCTTTGTCAGCTAGGTACTTTGCAGCATTAATTCCTTTAGCATCGTTATCTCTTGATGCGTGCATCATGGCTTTAAGAGCCTGAGCTTTGATACGAACATCTAACTCATCTCTCCAAGCTTGTATATACTCTTTCAACATCTTAGACTCTGTAATCTTTAACCAATGGTCCCAAGACCCAAAAATATCTGTAGCAAACTCATATTCGAATCCTGGGACGTGATCATAGGTTAGATATATCTGTTTGAGTGAAGGGTAGACTTTGCCTTCTTTCTCAATGTCATGGGGTTTGAGCGTGAAGATAGGCTCCACATGATCTGCAGAGAATTGGCGAAATTCCCAGAAAAGACTAATGGTCTTGAATTGACCATCTGAAGTCAGCAGATGTTCTTTGTATTTATTGATGTCCATGAGTATTAAGGTTATTTTAAGAGTCTACCTTAATAGTATACCACAACTTTGAAAAAAAGTCAAGAGGTATTTACACAATCCAGTAGGGTTGTGTTAATTTATTTTAGTAGAAGGAATGTGAAGTCTGACACACAGACAGACTATTCGCCTTAAGAATATATGTATAATATATTTAATATAGTTATATGATATAATAATATAATAATATAATCATTTAATTAATCTTTACTAATATAAATATTCTACCATATTTTCAAAGAAAAGTCAATACTCTTCTGATTTAAAATACTTATCACATACCTCTACCCCATTACTCAGTAGATTAAGCGAGCAGTAGCTACGCTATGCGAGCTGTGGGTTGCAGCAAAGCTGCTAGCGAGCCACGATTTTAGAGCTCGTCAGAGCGACAAGCAATAATTATATGATCCCCTTGATATTGAGAATTTCTATGAGAAATTTATTAGTTGTAATTCATACTGAGCACAAGCAAGCTGTGCCCCCCTTCGGGTGGTCCAAGGTCGGTCATGTCAAATCTAAATGCAAATGATTCTCATTTACAATAACAATCTGATCTGTATTCTAATTGAGAATGATTCTCATTATCATTGTGAGAATGATTATCATTTAAGAGTGTGATTTGGTGGATTGATTATCCAAACATCACCCCACAATTAAACCATTGAAAAGAAAAGATTATTTAATATTTCAAGATCCCGAATTCAAATATAATTCAAACCCCAAACCCCTCTAAAATTCTGGTGAGTCGGTCATAAGTAAAACTTATCACGATGTCAACTTTAATAAATAAAATGTATTAGACTGTTTAAACATTATCCTTTAAAGTTTTATTCATGGACGGGGGTTATTTGATCTGATCCATGTTGCAAAAAAACAACATTAATTTTATAAGGGGTTCAAAATGATAGAAGTGAAATTAAGCACAACAAATTTAATAGGTAATTCTGTAAAAGTGGGAATTAGAATTAATAACCATGAATCAATAATTAATTTTCCAATTCAGAATTTATCTGATGAGAATCATAGAAAATTAGTAGCAATTTTAAACGATCATTTAAATGCTATGAATTTAGATGAATTAGCAACTGTTTTAGGTAATATTTAATTTTAACACGGGGGCGTTTAAACACGCCCTTTTCTAAGGGGTATAACATGAATAGAGAAACTTATTTAAACACTTTTATCGATACTTTCGCACTAAATCTTTTCGAGAAAAAGGGATATAATTTAAGATCAATTAGAGATAACATCAAAGTAACATGCTCGATCACAACTAGAAAAAAAGCTATAGGTCAACACTTTGATCCTATAGCGTCAACTGGTGGGTTTAATGAAATATTAATTAGCCCATTTATTCAAGATAGCGTCAAGGTTCTGGGTGTCATGGTTCATGAATTAGTTCATGCAGTCATAGGAAATGAAAATGGTCATAACCATGTGTTTAAACGCTGTGCTATGGCAGTAGGATTGACTGGTAAAATGACAGCAACATCTGAAAGTGAGTGGTTAGTTTCATTATTAAATGATTGGATCAAAGAAAATGGCGAGTATCCTCACAAGGCTATGATTAAATTTGATAGCCAGAAAAAGCAAACGACACGCTTATTAAAATATGTTTGCACGGATACGGCATTGAATCCAGATACAAATAAACTTGAGCAAGGTTATTTTAATGTTCGAGTTACTCAAGGCGTGATCGATAACTTCGGAGAACCAATTTGCCCTTGTTGTAACGAACCAATGGTTCATGAATCAGAACAGATCGAGAACAAAATGAGGGAAATATGGGAGGAGACTGTTTAAACGCAGTCCCTCTTTAATAAGTTTTATTTATCAGTCTTGAGGGATTGATAAATAAAAAGTATTAGATTACTTTTTAGTTTAGGAGTAAATTTTAACAGTAACAATTTTAAAAGGGGTTTTATTATGGATTATAAAAAGTTTTGGGATAGTCAAGAATTATATTCTAGTTTATCCGATGAGCAACAAGAGGAATTAATAAACCTTGTTGACTTTGAAGTTATCAAGAAAAGCAACACTTGTTATAAAGTAAGAGATTTACAGGGGGCTAATTTAGGCAACATCGAGCAAGAGGAATTTGATAGTCTTGAATCTATTCTTGTTAGAATTGAGCATTACCTTGATGAATATTTTGATGATGAGGAGTTAATAGAATGGTAGCAGGATTTATTTTAGGTTTATCAGTAGGTATCTTTATTGCAGGATTTGTTTACATGTTCATGGATAGCAAACTCTATGAATTAAGAAACAAATATGCAACAGTGTTTAAACAATCTACAAATCATTGGGGGAAATAAAATGAGTAACTTAACAATAGCACTAGAAGGAAAAGAACTAGAGGAATATATTGCTAAAAGGTTCGGTAAAAAAGAACATAAAGAATATATGAACAAACAACATTTAAACAGGGAGAAACAAATGCAAACAACTACGCTTGGGATCGTTGACACACTAACACGCTTTAGGTTCGTTGATGAGTTCCAGAAAATCAGACCAGATAATTTTAGTTATGAAGGGCTACATGCTTTATTTGATTATCTCGAAGAATTATCTTATGACATAGGGCAACCAATCGAGTTTGATCCTATTTCGATATGTTGCGACTTCATGGAATACGAATCGTTTAAACAACTTCAAGAAGACTATCCAGATATTAAAGACTTCGAAGACTTGCACGATCATACAACAGTCATCAGATTAGAAGATTCAGATGGTTTTATTATTCAACAATTTTAGGGGGGAGGGCTACGGCTCTCTCTTATTTTTGCCAAGTCGGTCATCCGTAGTTGAGCCGATGGCATGTTTAAGGAGGTTAATCATGAGTAGTGGATACACAGCTAGTGAATTAGAAGATTATGATTTAGATATTAAGTTGAAGATTAGATTGCGTTTAAACGATGACTTCATTGAATACCATGAGTTCGATAGTTCAGTGATCTCAGACGAAACATTAGATGCTATCTTTCGAGACATAGA